TGCCCGTCGGGGACGACGAGGATGCGGAGGTCATCACCGACAGATGCGGAAACGAAGACGGGGGCTAGTAGCCCCCGTTTTCGTGCCTGCTCAAGGCGCTTCCGCACAGTGGTTCGACCGAGATCGAGTTGCCGAGCCGCCTTGGCTTTGTCACCGCCGCAGGCCCTGACGGTCTCGACGGTCCTTCGCAGCTCGTCCTCCGACGTGGGTTCAAGCCGCAACCGCCGAGTCCTCCTCGGGGGAGGACAACTCCCTGTCGGCCTCCCGGATCTTGGTGATGAGCCAAGCGGACTGGGAGACGCCGGCTGCGTCGGCGACCCGCTTCAGGCGCACGCGATCTTCGGCGGTGCCGTAGGCCGCGATCATTTCATTGTGTCGGGCCATCGGCACCTCCGAGGACGGGGGTCTTGTACTCGAAGGCGAGCGCCCTCGCGGTCGCCAGCAGGCGACGCACGACCTCGTCGATCCGGCTGCCCTTGACTGACTTGCACACGGCGGTGTTCCGGTGCGCGGCGAGGGCGGTGTCGAGGTCGAGACCGGCCTGGGCCAGGGCGGTGAAGCCCTCCTGGAGCGTCTCGTAGGCGAACCGGCGCTCGCGCTCGATGCCGGCGGCAATCGGGTCGATCGACTCGAAAGCGTCGAGCTGCTCGCCGGTCAAATTCTGCAGGTTTACTTCAACCATCTCATCCTCCAAAGACCACGGTTACTGTGTAGCACAGCACCTAGCAGTCTACAACGCCAAGTACAGTACTAGTTAGCTAGGGTTACTAACCTCGACTTGTCTTGTTCTTCGACGTCAGTAGACTCGCACTAGTACACCAACTGGAGAACCGATATGGACGTCACGAGCAATTCTCTTCGCGTGCTGCTGCACGACACCATCAACGAGATCGTGCAGATGAGGGAGGACCAGATCCGAGCCGTCGACACCCGGAAGGGTCTGATCAAGGAGATGAAGGCCAAGAAACTGCCGACGGCGCAGCTCCTGAAGCTCGCCACGGCGGGCCCGGTCGATCAGAAGAAGGTCGAAGAGCTGAAGCTGGCGAGCGCCCTGCTGGGCATCCCGGTGGCGGTCGACGCCGTGGTGGCCGACGTCCCGGTCGACGCCGACCTGGCGGCCTTCGCCAAGGAGAAGATCTCGGTGATCCGCTCGATCGACGAGGAGATTGACGGCTACAAGGAGAAGATCAAGGAGAAGTACGCGGCGGCCAAAGCGGCCTCGCTGACGCCGAATATCATTCAGCAGATCGTCGAGTTCAAGATCGACCCAACGAAGAAGACGAAGTACGAGGAGCGCAGCTCGTTGCTGGACAAGTACCTCGAGGTGCTCGGGTAAGGGTGAGGCGCTATGCGCCCCCCCTTACAAAGCTGCCTCGACGGCGGCCTTGAAGGCGTCCCGCGCCGTCGCGATGGCCGTCGGGACCACCTCGTCGTCGCCGACGCGAACCTCGGTCGGGGTGGCGCCCGGCGCGAACTTCACATCGATCAGCTCGCCGGGGGCCGAGAAGCCGGGATGACCATCGGGGTCGGTCAGGACGGTGTAGACCTGGACCTGGACGACGGTGCCGTGGGCGCCGGCCGCGTCGTCGGCGGCCTTGACCAGGGCGGCCGAGGCGTCGAGGACGGCCTGCGGCCAATCCTTCTCCTTGCGGCCCACCTTGGTGGCACCGAACAGGTCGAACTGGAAGGTCGCTTCGACGCGGGCGTTACGGGCAATCGCGCCCATCAGGGTCTTGGCCATGTTATTTGTCTCCGTCGACGAGCCACGACAGCGTGGCGAGGGTGGAAGGGGTCACCTTCGCGTCCCCCAGCAAAGAGAGCGGGAAGGGATGGGTGTCGATCTCGATCTCGATCGTCAGCAGCTCCGTCATATCACGACGGAAGCCTTCGGGGTCGGTGAGGGCGATCGTCCCTTCCGGGCTGACGTTCGGCCTGCCGTCGTCGGTCTTCTCGCCGTACTGGTCGATCAGCTTCTGACGCTCGGTGTTGAGGTCGATGAGGGCATCCTCGACGCGACGCAGGCGGGTGGAGATGGCGAAGCTCGCCTTCACCGGCAGGGGCAGCGCGCCCAAGTCGCGGAGAGCGGCGGTGCTGTTTTCGATCTGTCCGTTCGTGATCTTCAAAGGGTCCTCCTAGACCAGCAGTAGCTGGTCGCATTGTATATTCGGCGCGCTGCAGTCAGAAACGTGGGTTCGTAACTTACGCTGCGAGCATCACCTTTCGTGTCACCCCGTCGGATGTTTGGATATTGGCCGACCCGACACAGGTCACCGCCCCCGCAACGTAGGTGCCGAACTTCACCGTCCCGTTGAGATAGATGGCGCCTGTGCTGTTGATCAGGATCCCGCCGCCCGTCTGGAACTCGATGAAGTTGTTGGTGGTCACGGCATTGGCCAGGGTCGGCATGCCCTCGGGGACGCGGATGCAGGTGTCGATCGTCCAACCGCTCGGCTGCGTGATGTCGAGCGCCACGGCGGTGCCGGCGGCGTTACGGCCACCCTGCAGTTCCATGCCGACGACCGTGCCGCCCGCGGCCGACCCGTAGAACTGACCGTAGAACGACCAGAGCTGCGCGGTCGCGCCGGCATTGGCCGCGACCTTGGAGGAGATGCCGACGTGCTGCCCGGACGTGGCGTTGGAGGTGAGGACCGTCGAGAGCGCCCACTCGTTCGCCGTCACCCCTGACCCGACGGCGTTGCCGAGGTACAGGTTCGAATTGACGAAGCCGGGCGTTCCGCCCGTGTAGTTGGCGTTGCGCGAGCAATTCCAGGTGGCGACGTCGGCCGAGCCGCCGTTCAGGGAGGTAACCACCGGGCTGTTCAGGTTGACGGTCCCGGTGCCCTTGGGGCTGATGTTGATCGAGACATTGGCGTCGCTGCCGTCGGCGCCGTAGACGACGCCCGAACCCGTCACCGAACCCGTCACCGCACAGCGGTTCACAGCGCTGGCGATGTGGTTGATGACGAGCTGCGTACCGCCGCCGGTCGTCAGATAGACGCTGCCCGACCCGTTGGAGGCCGCAATGAAACCGTTGTTGGCGTCGGCGCCCCGCGTAGCTATAGTCGGGGCGCTTCCCGACGCAGCCCCGGTCGTCTGAAGGTGGTTCACTGCGCTGGTGGCGTTGGCAACCACAAACTGCACACCTCCGCCTGTATTGAGGCTGATGACGGCGCCTCCTTTGGACAGAGCCACGAGGTTCACCGCCGCGTCAGAACCTTGTGCCGCGAAGACCGGAGAGGTCCCGGTGGTTGCTCCTGTTGCCTGTGCGTAGTTCACAGTGCTGGCGATGTGGCTAACAACGAATTGGGTGTTACCTGCGTTGCCGGTCTGTAAGGAATGGGCCGACGAGCCCTTGGTTAGGAAGTAGGTAGGGATGCCGGTATCAGAGCCCTGGGCCGACAGTATCATCTGCCCGAGGTTGGCGGCTGATCCGCTAATACTCCAAAAGTCGACCGCCGATGCGGTGTCGGCTATGCGTAGTTGGGTGCCACCGCCCGTATTGAAGTAGTGCGCGCCGGTCGCTTTGGTGTTGAACACCGTATTGATGGCTGGGTCGGCGCCGATCGTGGACAAGGAGGGCTGGCCCGCCCCGGAGGCGGCTCCGGTGACTTGAAAATTGTTTACAGCGCTGGCCGTATGCGCCGCCAAGAATTGGACGACCGGGCCACCGCCGCCGCCGACCGCACCCGTCCCGAGATAGACCCCGCTCGTCCCCTTCGAGTACAAGTAGCCCCAGGTGTTGGTGTCCGATCCGTCGACACGGATGACCCCGCCATTGCCTGTCGGGTTGCCCTGCACCACCACGAAGTTTACGGCACTGGCGGCGTGCACCACCCGAAACTGTTGGGCTCCCAGCGCCGCAGTAATGAAGGAGAACCCGCCGGCCCCCTTAGCCCCCAACACCGTACCAACGTCGGTATCCGTACCCTGCGAATAAAAATACGGGTCTGACCCGGTAGCACGACCAGTAGCTTGAATGTTATTAACCGCACTGGCGTCGGCCCCTACCGCGAATTGCGTGGTGGCGCCGGCAGACTGGAAGTAATGACCGGCCCCCTTCGCCGCGTAGATAATGTTGCTGACGCCGTCGGAACCAGTCGCCTGCACGGCGGGGGATTTGCCGGTGGAATTCCCAGTCACCTGGAGGTTGTTGACCGCGCTGGCAACGTGGCTGACAGCAAGCTGGGTGTTTCCCCAGCCGCCCGTGTCGAAAGTAAATCCGGCTGTACCTTTAGTCAGCAGTTTGGCCGGCACGATAGCATCGCTGCCAGTGAACTGCATGAAGGGCTGAACGCCAGTCGAAGCACCGCTGACGGCCATATAGTTCGCCGAGGCTGCCGCGTTAGAAATTACAAACTGCGTGCCGCCACCGGTGAAGAACGAGTGCCCAGAGGTACCTTTTGCAGAATAGCCGGTCCCGATGTTGGGGTCGGTTCCAGCCACGCTCATGTTGGGGTTTGCACCGGTGGCCGCTCCTGTTGCCACGGCGCAGTTCACCGCACTTGTCGCGTTTGCCACCTTCACCTGCACCCCACCCGAGGTCGACAGCGACAGCGCCGACGCGCTTCCGGTGGTGATGCCGGGGACGGTTAGGCCGGCAAAAGTCGGACTGTCGGCTGTCGTCAGGCCGGCGATGTCCGCCTGGGCCAGGACGACTGCACCGATCCGGCCCGCCACCGAGGTGACGGCCTCATAGTTGTCGATCTTCTGCCACTGGACGCCGTCGTTGATGACCCAGTCGCCGACGTGCCAGCCGGTGTTTCCGTCGATCGTTGTGCTGCCGGCGGTGCCGACCTTGTAGAAGCGTCCCTTGATGCCGGGGCCCGACGTGATCGTCGGCGTGTTGGTCGAGGCGTTCCAGACGCCCTGCCAGTCGAGATCGCCGCCCGCGAGCCAGTTCGTGCCATCGAACAGGTACTCGACCTTCGTGTCGAGCGCCCAGGCCCGGCTGCCGGGGTTCGGGGTGTAGAAGATCCAAGCCCCGCTGGCCCACTGCGCGAGCTTCGCCGCCTGGCCGCTCCAGGCGCCGGTCGCGCCTGTCGGGACGAGCCAGAGCTGCGCCGCCGCGGGTGACCCCGGCGGCGCCGTGGTGGTGGCGCTCTGAACCGGCGGGGCGCCTTTCACGATATTGCTGACGGCGATGTCGAGGCCCATGACAGCCCGCTTGAACAGCAGGCCGGTGCCGATGTCGTTGTCCTGCGGGTAGGGGAGGCTCAGCAGCGGCGTGAAGTCGCGAGAGATCGCGTACCGCAGCCCGGTCGCCGTCGGGCCGGCGTATGGCGTCGAGAGGTGGACCTGACCGTCGTTGTCGACGCTCGAGATCTCGTAGGAGACGTTGGCCTCCCGGATGAAGAAGATGTCGCCGACGGAGGCTTCGGAGGCCCAGACAGTCCCGGCGCCACCGACAATATTCGACCCGTTGGTGACTGAAACCGTACCGGTCGTGTACTGCACGCGCCTATCCTCCAGCAGACCATGGAGAATGTAACGCGCAGCATCAGCACAGTAAAGGGTAAGTTCTTTACTAGTACTGTACTAGTGCGCCTGCATCGACTTCACGATCGCGGACAGTTCCTTGATGGCGCCGACGATGTCGGGGATGATCTCCTGCACGATGAGGGCCTGGTACTCCGGGCTGCCGTCTTCCTTGAGTGAGTCCTTGGAGAACGTCGCGGCAGTCGGGATCACCGCTTGGACCTCGTGGGCCAGGAAGCTGTGGTGGCTCTTGCCGTCGTCCTTGAAGATCCCGGTGTTCTTCCACCGATGCGAGATCGGGTTCAGGGCCTCGATCCGATCGAGGCAGCCGGTCAGGGCTCCCTCGACGACCTTAAGCCGGTAGTCCGAGGTGGTCGAGATGGCGCCGACGTTGGTGCTGTCGACCCACAGGTTGGCGGCGCTGCCGGTCCACTGGATGTTGAAGTTGCTGCCGGTCCACGAGCCGGTCGTGCCGCTGCGGCAATAGAACCCGACGGCCTTCACGTAGCCGGCGGTGTCCCAGGCCGAGCCACCGGGGCCGAAGATGGCGGCGCTGCCGTAGGTTCCGGTCGACAGGTCGATGCCGAAGGTGGCCGACCCGACGATCTGCGTCCCGGCCCCCAACTGAACGGTCGACAGGTAGCCACAGCCCGTGATGTAGGCTGGGCTGACGACCCCTCCGCCCATGCCGGGTGCCCAGGTGACGTCGCCGCCGAAAATGTAGACGGCCGGGATGTGGCCGGTGATCGGCGATACGCCGGGAGATCCGGCGTAGCCGTACCCCATGAACATCGCGGCGCCGTAGCTGCCGTCGCCGGCCGACGCCCTCGCCCACAACGACCCGGTAACGCCCAGGTCGCCGGCCGTGAACCGCTTGGTGCCGTCCGTGCCGAGCACGTAGATCGAGTTCGACGAGGCGTCGATGACGACGCGCTTCAGGCCGACGGTGTTGCTGGTCTGGAAGTTGAGACCCATGAAGGTCCCCGCCGTGATGTGGTCGGCGAGAATGGTCCCGGTCGTGATGAAGTTGCCGTCGATCGTGGTCGCCTGCGTCGCGGCTCGCGCCAGCGGATCGTTGGCCCAGGTGTAGGCGGTGCTGGCGACCGCCCCGGCGCTGGCCGCGCTTGCGGCGATCGTCGACAGCGAGCTGGAGCCGGCGACCACGACGGAGCCGTCGATCTCGACGTTCTTGAGGTAGACGGTGCCCCCCGTGACGATGAAGGGCGACACCGCCACCGCCCCCGAGGTGTCGACCACGGCGAACATATCGGCCCGGACGATGAACTGGCTGACGGTAGCTCCATTCACCGCCGTGCTTGCCAGGCCGAACCCGGCGACATGCCCGTTGACGTCGACCTTCACCGTGTACTGGGCGCTCAGGCCGTCGATCGAGGTCGCCTGGGTGGAGATCGAGGCTGTGTGCCCTGCCACCGTGGTGGATAGGGTGCTGATGCTCGTAGCCTGAGCGGAGATCGCTCCACCCTGCGTCGCCACGGTCGAGTTCAGCGTGCCGATGCTCGCCGAGTTCGTGAGCACGGTCGAATTGACGACCGAGATGCGCTGATCGACCGAACCGGTGACGCTGGAGTCGGCCGTGATCAGGTCAATCGTGCTCGACAGGTCGTCGACCAGCTTGTCCTGGGTGAGGATCCTGTTCTCGAGGTCGGGGCCGAGCAGTTGGTGCGTCGCCGCCACGAACTGCGTCGAGTAGTTGAGGACGTCCTTCCCGAAGGTATCGTAGTTGGCGAAGATCAGGTACTGGGTCGACCCCGTCGGTGCGGGGAGCACCAGGCCGTTGCCGGTCCCGTCATGGATAAGGTTCGCGTCGGAGGGGGCGAACCCGTCGGTCTCCGACATCCACACCAGGGTGCCGGCATAGTCGATCTCGGGCGCCGGGCTCAGGACCGCGTAGACGGTCTGGAACCCCCCGGCGACCTGGACGTTCGGCGCCTGCGGCGCCGGATTGCTGACGGTCAGCCGGGCAGGGTTGCTGGTCCGGTTCAGCTTGTCGCGGACGACGACCTCGACACGGAAGGACCGGCGTGGCCCGCCGTCGGCGACGTTCTTCTCGTAGGTGTAGATGTAGGTCGGATCCTGCGTCGTCTCGGTGCGCAGGGTCTGCCCGGTGACAGTGTCGAAGACCGACACCTGATAGTTTCTGAACCAGGAGTCCAGATAGCCGGCGTTCGCCCCGCTCGTCGAGCCGATCGCGCTGCCGGTCGTGTAGGGCGAGTTCATGCGCCAGTCGAACTTGGCGTCCTTGCCGGTGAACTGCGTGTTGTTGCCCTGCCCCGACAGCTCGAGCCCCGTCACGCTGGCGACGGCGATCGTGTCGCTGTCGATGGCCACCACGTAGGTCGCAGGCATCGGCGGGGAAGAAGCGGTCAGCCCGACCGCAGTGACCCGGATCTCGTAGGTGCCGGTGACGACGTTCGAGATGACCGCCTCGGTGTTCCCGACGGTCGAGAGGCGTGCCCACGGGCCGCCGTTGAGACTGTACGAGACCCCGTAGTCGGTCACCCACTTCGACGGCGACTTGTCCCAGCGGACGTGAAGGTCGATCTGCACGCCAAGCGGTGACGTCGACACCGCCTGGTTGACCACCAGATTGGTGACGGGAGCGACCGACAGGTCGACGTTGTTATAGACGGCCGGCGTGTCGACGGTGCCGGAGGCGATCGAGGCCCATTTATCTCGGTTGATCTCGACGCCCATGATCTGCATCTGATCAGGGCTGCCGTCGACCTCGTCGATCTTGAGGACCCGGAAGGGCTTCGGCAAACCGAGATTGCCCCCGTACAGGGAGAACGTCGCCTGTTCCGGCGGGTCGAAGGCCAGCGGGGTCGTCAGGGTGAGGGTCAGGTTCGCGCCGGCAGTCGCGCCAGTGAGCGCGGCGGTCCACGGGCCGTCCGGGGTGTCGAGGATGATGCCGTAGGACTGCCCGGCCTCAAGGTAGACCGGGTCGCGCAGCGTCATCACGGATCGGGTTCCGTCGATCGACTTGATGCGCCCCGACACCGAGTAACCGGTGGTCGGGTCGGCAATCAGCATCACATCCCACGGACGCACGAAGCGACCGAGCCGGTTGGTCTTGAAGACCACCGACATCGTCTCGGTCAGCGCGGTCACGAGCTTGTAGCGGGCCCGGTTGATCGCCTCGGCGGCCGAGGTGCAGCCCTGCGCGATGAAATCGAACGGGACGCGGCCGTTCAGAGCGATGTCGGCCTCGTCGTACACCCGGCGCCGGTCGTCGTTCCAATCCAGGTCCGGGTTGGTGAAGGTGACCGTGATGTCGTTGTACCGGGTCGACATGTCGGAGAACGAGTACTCAAAGTCCCCGTCGATGTTCTCTTCCGCGAACAGGTGCGTCGCCGGGTCGTCCTTGTCGACCTTGATGAAGGCGGTCCCGTTGCCGTCGTCGAAGAAGGCGGCGTTGAAGGTGCCGGCCAGGTACGCGGCCTGTTCGCGCCCCTGGCGGGGCTCGGCGATCAGCTCGTTGAAGGTGTACCGGCAGCTACCGTCGGGCATCCGGTCATCGCACCAGACAGCAGCCTCGTAGATCGAGTACTTGTCGATGTAGATCGGGCAGTACGACGCCATGCCGTAATTGGAGTCGGTGATGAAGTCGTAGAGGAGCCAGGCGTTGTTGTCGGTGTAGGCCAGCTTGAAGGTACCGTCCCAGATGCCGGCGTAGAGCTTCGCGACCGGGTCGTAATTGGTCGGCACCCTGACGATCCGGCCGTCGTAGATCCCGGAGAACTGAGGCATCGACGAGAACTGGTTGGTGGCCCGCCCGGAGATCTGCAGGACAGCCGTGCCGCCCCACTTATAGCTCTGGTTGCGGATCTCCTCGAAGCTCTCCCAGGACACCGTGCAGATGTGGTTGACGTTGCTTTCGGGTGACGTCTTCGTTACGCGAATTTCAATCTGGTTGGGGTTGTTCGGGTCGACGGGACAGCTAAACTGCCTCACGTAGTTGGACGACGTCTTCCCGTTAATTACCGTCGTGTAGAAATTGGTCCAGCTCGTCTCGTTCACGTATTTCAGATCGATATTGAACGAGAACGTGTCCGTGTTGGTGTTGCCGTTGCTGTCTTGATAGAGGAGCTGCTGCACGTTGAGCCGGATGTCGACGGAGCTGAGGTTCGTGCCCTGCGTCGTGCGAACAATGGGAACGCCGCTATAGAGCTGAGTGCCGACCGGGGTGCTCGAGGCCACGCCGCCGAGGAATGGCCTGATCGTGTAGCCGGGGTTGTGAGACCCGTCGAAGAAGTTGATCGTCGCGTCGAAGAAATTGGTCGTCCCGTCGAGGTTAGCGACGGCTGTCCCGCCGACCTCAATCGACTGGGGGCCGCTGACCGGCCCCTTGATCGGCCCCTCACACAGCCCGAGGATGATCTCGTAGGTGTCGGCCGAACGAAGCGTGTCGGCCGTCAGCGTGGGAGTGGAGGAGTCGGAGCCGCTCTTTCGGCCGTGGAAGGTCATGGCGCGGCCACGCAGATGACGGTGAGGGTCTCGCTCTGCGGGCCTTCGTTCCCCGAACTGCCGACCGACGTGACGTTGTAGGTGTAGGAGACGCCGGGCGTGAGGCCGCCGTCGCCGTAGACGACCGACGGCCACGGGGAGATCACCGTGCTGATCTTCACGCCGTCGCGGTAGATGAAGTACCCAGTTGCCCCCGCGACCACCGACCAGCCGATGTAGCAGGCCGAGTTGTTGCTGCTCCCGTATAGCCCGTTGGGCGCCGTCAGCAGGTACGGCACCCCGGTTATGGTCGTGCTGACCAAGTAGTTGAGGTAGCCGGGGAGATCCGAGAGGTCGGGGTCGGTGAGCGAAGCCTTGTAGGCGAGGATCCCGCTGTCGGTGTCTTGGAACGACATGTACCAAACCGACAGCCACTCGTCGAACGACAGTCCCGCAGGGTTCTGATCGTAGGTCCAGGCGAGGTCGGGGCGCACTGCCGTGATTTGGTCGTCCGTCGGCCAGGTGGTCGTGTCGACGGGGTCCGTGGGACTGACCGGCACGACCGGCGGCGGGGTTGACGTCGACCCCACCTCACCGCCCCTGTACTCGTAGTAGTTGGTCAAGATCGTGTCGGTCGGCGCGTTCCAGGAGAGGGGAACGTCTTTCGCCTCGATGTCCAGCGACAGGATCTGCCCGAAGATCTTCCGCCGACCGTAGAGGATCGGGATCCGCGTCCCGATCTTGGTCGTGTTCCCCGGCGCCCCGATGTACTTCGAAGCGTCCGGGTCGGTGCTGTCCTGCTTGGGGGCCGGCGAGATGAGCTGCATGATGCCGCCGGCCGCCAT